CTTCCCTCTTCACTTTCTGCTGGTGGATGAAAAAACTTTCTCAAGCCACACACGATGCAATAAGTTTCTATGTGCTGAATACTACTATATTGTCTATCAACAAAGGTTCTACCCTTGCATTTTATGCAAGCAATCATAAAATTATCCTTTAGTTTGGAATTCCAACAATAATCAAATGTACTGCTAAAGATAGATCACCAGAAGCCCCAAATCTTACAACACCTTCAACCCTTGTTTCTGTAACACTTTTTAAAATAACATTTACATTTTGTCCCGCTGGAGTTTGTCCAATATTTACTGGTGTAGCAGAAACAATTGGAGGGTATTTAAAATCTTTAAAATCGTAAGTAAATGTTCTTTCATTTCCAGCAGAAACTGTTGAGTTGTTGGCAACTTCAACATAACCACCAATTATTCTTGAATTAGAAGTTTTAATTTCTTGTTTACCCGCACTTACAGTATCTATAACTGTTTTATTAGTAGTTGTAGATGCAACCTGTGTAGAAAGATCGTTTACAGCATCAACCAAACTGTATAAATATGTGACATCAAGAGGCTGCCCTCTTTCTGGTAGTGGTACTTTTGCCATTATTTCCTCCTATTAAAGTATATCATTAAACGGTGTGTGGACCATCTTCATAAACTAATAATAAAGCAGACTCTCTAGTAATTGGAGTTCCTTTTAAATATATTTCTGCTGAAAGTTTGTTAGGTGCAGACCCTTGAACTACCCCGCCTATTGTGTATGTGCTGGGAATTGGAAAAGAAATGTTTGCACCATCAATTCTTTGTTTATAAATCCAATCTCCATTATCATTTCTATCCCATTTTAACCAAATATCAAACTCGTGTGCTTTTCTAATTTCAACTCCATCTTTTTGTATTGAAACAGAGTCCCAGGCTAGGGTTGCAACTTGTCCTGATTTATTAAAAGATATATCTCCAGAAACGTAAGTATAGTTTGGTTGAACAATTGATGTTGGTGACCATTGTGATGTTCTGTTTTTATCTTCAGAAACTACCCTATACTTTAAAATATAACCTTCTTCATTTACGTCTATTGTGGGAAGGTTCTTTTGTCTTATTCTTATTTTTTTAATTCCTGAATCAGGCATTATGTTACACCAACTGAAAATCTAAATTCAATATAATTGCTAGTATTAGGACTTTTTACAATAGTTGATGCATCTACATTTTGAATTACTGAATATCCAGTTAAACCATAAAGTGGATTTACTGTAGAAATATTTTCTAATCTCATTGCATCTAATGCTACGTAATAATTATTAGACGGAATACCTGCATCAATAACACAAGCATATATTTTTATAACAGTAACTGCATTCCATGTAAAGTTTGCACTAGTATATAATTCTTGAAGTTGTTTTGTTACAACAAAATATCGTTCTGTAGAAAAATCATATGCTCCACCACTGCTATCATCAATAACTTCTGCTTCAAATCTAGCATATTCTGCAGTTTCTGTTTCTGTTGATGCAAACTCAACCATAATTCTTACATTTTCTGGAGTTGTTACAGATGCACCATTTTTACTTATTAATGAAAAGGCTAAACGTAATTCATCTGTTGGAGAGTTTCTTGTAAAATCAATATTAGCGCCAGTTAAATGTATATGGTTTGATCCAGGTTCTATTACAAAATGATCTTGCGCTGCTCCACTTTCTTCATTAATTGTAATATCAGAGTCATCGCCTTGTATTAAAATAACATTGTTTAAAAATCTTGGTCTTTCATATCTTTCAACTCTTGGAGATTTAAAAAATATTGGATTATCCCCGCTTGTTTGAAATACACTATCTGCAACTGCAATAACATTATCATATTCTGGTGCGTCTAATGCAGTAGAAAATGTATTAATTGCTACTGCTGCTTCTGCCGTATGATGTTGCCAATTTTCAGTTTGTGTAAAAGCAAATACAGTCTTACTATCATAAGCACCAGCAGAAGGGTTTGATCCAGCAGAATAGATTCCAATTTCAGAAATTTCGTATCTTTCTTCTGTTGGTAATTCTGCAGTTAAAACAATTTTATCTAATCCATTTTCATTTACAAAACCTCTTGAAGATATTGGGACACGAAACATTTCAAAATCTAAATTTTGTTTTGCTGAATAGTTTCCAAGTGGATCTCCAGTAGTCAATGGTGTAGCACCGCAACCAATAGCAAGATATGATGCATATGCTGGCGCTTGTCCAAGCAAATATTTTGCAATAATTGTTTTACCAGTATTAGTTATCATGAGTTTATTTCTCCAAGATCCGCTTCATATATTGTACCATCTGAGGTAATTTGTACCTCAATTTGCTCATCATTGTTTATATTAATAAACTCAATGATTAAATCGCCAGTACCCTCTTCAATATAGACATTTTCTCCATTTGCTCCATTACCCTCGTTTGGAATTTTATCTTCTAGTTTTATTGAAAAACCAGCAAAATATTTATCTGCGGTTTGTTGAAGACTAAGGATATTATTTGGATTATATCTTTGTTGTATAGATGATAAATTTTTAATAGGTTGATAAGATATTTTTTGACCATTAATAATGTCGGATCTTGTAATATTGATTAGTTCTTGTCCTCCAATATTTTCAAATATTAGATCTGCCATGGTATCTACCGTTGTTGCTTCGTCATCAAATAAAATAATATCAAGAGTTGCAGTTTTAACTGGTGGGGGTGGAGGAGCCATAACGGTTGCAGATATTGGAGATGGAGTAAGTGGTGTTGGAGTTACGGCTGGTATAAAGTTATTTGATACAAGCGAAGCCCCACCTATATTTTGTGATGAGTAAAAAGGTTCATTAGATTTTTCTTCTGCTTTTCTAAAATCTCCTGGAGAATATTTTGAAGTTGATGTTACTTCTGGTACATATCCAGTTTCTGTACGGACCGTTCCCATTGGAATTGGCCCAACAAATAATCCATTTGATGTTGATGGCTTGTAAGCAGGCAAAACTGTTGGTGTAAAATTTTTAACAGGAGTAGTTGGAACAAAAGGACTATACTTTGCAGGACCAGTAAACTCTGGTTCTTTTTTAGATGTTGTTTTTACCCTACTTTCTCTTTCATTGGCTTTCACATTACACCTCCGCCAAGTAAATAGTCATTTCTGGCCCACTTATTCTTCTTGTATAATCAATATTATATACTATAAACCTAGAAGTATTTTTTGTTACTAAATCTAAATTATTAGAATCTTTATAATCAATTGTAACAATATCTCCAAGTTGAATAGTTGGAGTTGTAAAAATTTTTACTCCAATAGATTTTTTTGGAACCATTAATTTATCTATAAGCCATCCCATTAAATTTTCAGCATCATCGTGTGTTTGAATATATGGTGTGTCTAAAGTAAACTCGTTATTGCCATATATCATTCTGCTTAACTTTATATTATCAAATTTTTCTTTTTCAATAAGTGGAGAAATAATTTGAGAAGAACTAGTTAGTTGTGGATTAGAAAAATTACTACGTTTTTTAAAATATTCATCAACTGTTAATTCGTGAGTTGTATCTTGAGTAAATGTAATACCTTGAATTCTTAAATAATTTCCACTAGTTTCATCAAGATTAATTGCTGTATCTGTAGCATTAAAAATTAAAAATTCAGCACCATAAGAATCAGCATAAAATCCAGATGTTGTATAACCTTTTATTTTATTAAATGTTGGGGATATCTGAGCATAAAGAGCAGGATATGCACGATCATATTTTATATCAAAATAAGAACATTCTCTCATAATTGAGCCAAATTCTTCAAAATATAAATTATATTTAGGTGATTCTTGAGAACTAATTCCAGACAGATAAGTTGACTGAATAATTCCGCTCATAGCATACCTTCTAAAAGATTCACTAGCATTTATTTCTTTATTTCCAAATGCTGATGAAAGAGTTTCTCCAACTGTAAAAACACTATTTTGAGAATAGTTTTCAGATAACGCATAAATATTTTCAAACATAACTCTAGAAGATCCACGAACAAATGGAGCCATATTATTATATATTGGAAGTGGATCTGGATCATCTACAACCTGAATTAACTGATTATTGATATACAAAAAGAACCTTCTAATTTTTCCTATATCTTGATACTCTACAGCCAAATCATAAACCGTTGGGTTTTCTTCTCCAGTCATTCTGTATTGTCCTGTAAACCTACCGTCGTCAACTATAATTTTTGACAATCCTCCCCAAAGTTTTACAGGTATTGCCTCTGTGTTTGAAGAATTCTTTTTAATTTTATAAAACACAACATTATTAATTGAAATGCTAGACTTGTTATTTTTATCTAAATTTAAATATGATTCTACGTTTTGCTCTGTTAAGGCAACAATTTCAAAATAGTAACCATTATTTGTTTCTGGATTAAGCAATACCGCTAAACCACCAGATCCTCCACCAATGTTTACGTTTTGATCTGGCCTTACTCCAGCAACCTGATAGTAAGTAACGCTTCCTGTTGGAGTTTGGCTACGGATTTCGTTGTTCTCAATTTTTCCAACAATTCTTACTCTGGCCCCAAAATGTTTATATGCACTGTTTAAACCCTTATAAACATATGAAACTAAATTAAGTGGTTTTTCTGTTGTATCAAATGATGGACCAGTCATAACTAAAGCAGAAGATTGTATTGTTCCAGACTGAGTTGACAATGTGTTATTAACTGATGTTTCAGTTGAATAACTTGAAGACATAAAGTTTTTTATGGTTCCATTCCTTGATGTTTGTCTTGCCTTTGTATTATTAATTCCTGCTGCGCCAGTTGTTGTTGATGGTGCTGATATATCTTCAAGTAGTGACGTTGTAAACAAATACTCTGTTTTCATTTCACATCCCTTGACATAATCATTATTTGACCAATAGGAATTTATGCCTGAAGAATGTGTTGTAATTGGTGTTCCAAATTGTGCTCGTCCGTGCTCATAAACTGAGCCATTCTGTAAACGAGTAATTCCATCAACTGTTTCATAAAACGGTACAGTATATATTCTAACTAATCCTGTAGGATATATCTTTCCATTAAAAGGTAATGATTTAAAATAATTTTGATATTCTTGATTACTTGTAATCCAAACATTGCTGCTACCCTGTCTATGTGAAGTTCTCCATGCCTGAATTTCTTGGCCTTTCTGCGCTTCTGTAATTTCTCCATTTGCAACTTTTTTATCTAAACTATCAATAAAGTTAGTTGGAGCCAATCTTCCAGGCAAAACAATTTGTGGTGAAGAATCTAGCAAAGATCCATCTGATTGAATTGGATACCAAATTGCAAGCGTAACATTGAATTGGGCAGCATCATATCTAATTATTTCTCCGTTAGAATAAAAATATCCTTGGTATCTAGTAAGCCAATAAACATTTTCTCCAAGATCTATTACATTATTTTGAATTTGATGATTAACTACAGTTGGAATATTGTTAGATAAATTTGAATTAATTGGCATTGCGCCAAGAACATATTTTGATTGTTTAGATGCAACTTCATTAATTGTTTTTGTTGAATCAGTTCCAGAAGCCTCCCACAATAACGCTGGCTTGTATATCCAAGTTTTTTCTTGATCAA